ACGGAGCATTTGAAGGCTGAACTGCTTGAGATTGACCGACAGCAAAAAGAAGGCAAGCTGGTGCCAGCCGAAGAAGTTGAGGCAAGGTGGGTCGAGATTGTGACGCTCGCTAGAGGCAAAATGCTGGGCATTCCGAGCAAAGCCAAGCAACGTATTCCTGATTTGGATGCTGCGGCTATGAAGGCTTTGGAAGATATCGTGCGCGAAACGCTTGAAGACTTGTCTGGGGAGGCAGAAGAATGAGCAACATCGATCTGCTGGAGAAAAAAGCATTACTTGCGTTCAAGCCACCAAAGAAGCTGACGCTCAGTGAGTGGGCTGACGAGAATGCGTTCTTGTCGGCTGAGTCGAGTGCTGAAGGTGGCAGATGGAGGACACTGCCATATCAGAAGGGAATGATGGATGCGATCACTGATCCTGCTGTTGAGCAGGTGACGGTGATGAAGTCAGCCAGGGTTGGCTACTCAAAGATCTTGAACCATGTGATCGGATATCACATCCACCAAGATCCAGCGCCAATCATGTTGGTGCAGCCGACGATTGAAGACGCGCAGGGATATTCAAAGGAAGAGATCGCACCGATGCTGCGTGACACCCCGGTTC